GGTAGAGCGTCCACGTCTGCGGCATCAGCGCGCGCCACGTCTCCGCCTCGACCGCCTCGCGCGCCATCTGCGCATAGAGCGTCAACAGCGAATCCTCCGCCGTCCCCGACACCCGCAGATGATCCTTGATCTCCGCCAGCGTCACCGGCTCCTCGGTCGGAGGTGTCGTCAGCGTCCAGCTACCGATCATGCAACCACCTCCGGCCGCCCCACCGATCGACGGCTCACCGCCGACGCCACCAGATCCACCCAGATCACGTGCGTCTCATGGCGCAGCACCGCCGCCGTAAAATCATAGGCCGCCGCATAGCGCCCCGTGCGCCACCACTCCCGGTACTGCCGCCACACATCCGCCCGAGTCACCAGCGCAGAGCAGCCGATCCCCCCCTCAGGCGGCACCATGCCCCACCACCGATCCACGTTCGGCAGCACACCCAGCGGCCCGTGATCCATGCGCACCACCACCGCCGCCGGCGCCGTCAGCATCGCCCCGACGATGCTCTTCAACCGCTCGACCAGGTCAGCCCGCACGCAGTAATCGTCATCGTCCAGCACCCACACGTACTCGCCGACCGGCTCCACATCCGCCAGCCGTGCGTTGGCCGCCTCCACGCCGATGCCCTCGTCATCGACGAGCAGCGTCTGCACGTAGTCGGGATCCGTCTGCGCCGCCAGGCTCGCCTGGTTGCGCGCCAGCCCCGCCGGCCGCCTGTAGGTTCTGGTCACGACTTCCAGAAACGGCATTACTTGCTCCGCTTGCGCCCCTGCACCGCCGACACGGCCCGTTCCACCCCGGCCATATCGTCAACCGCATGCTCCACAACCACCCGCCGCACATACCCGGCCCGCTCCAGGTCCGCCACCATGAAGGCCGGAAGCTCAAGCGCTTCGCCCACCTCCAGCGTCACCGTGGCGCCGTCCACCAGCACCCGCACCCGCTGCAATGGCTCGACCTTCACCAGGTCCGTCGTCTCGTATGGCATCAGAATCTTCCCGTCCTCCACATGCCCGCACTCCACATCGAAGCGCGCCAGCATGAGCACATCTTCCGCCAGGCACCAGCTCGCAAAGGGCAGATCACCCGCCATGCACTGGCCGTCATCCACAAAGGGCGCCCGCTCCAACACATCCCGCCGGATCAGCGTGCAGCCCCAGCCGACGCCCGACACCCTGCCCACCCCCGCCCGCCGCAGAATGCGCAGCTCGTGCGGGTACAGGCTCAGACTCATCCACCCCCGCCCGCCGCAGAATGCGCAGCTCGTGCGGGTACAGGCTCAGACTCATGCCGAAATTGCGCCGGTTCTCATAGCGCCACGTATTCAGCACGTGCGACCCATGGCGCAGCGTGTACGTCCCGAAGACCACCGGCGCCTCGGTCGCTGCCAACTTCTCCAGCGCATCGACCGGCAGCACCATGTCATGCTCCACCGTGACCAGGGCGTCGAACCCCTCCGCCAGCGCCTTCGCCCGTGCCCGCTGGTACTTCGCCAGCACGTTGCGATGGTCCGGTGTGGGGAATGGGTCGTCATCGTCGACAACCCACTCCCACCGATCGTCGTAACGCTGACCGAGTACCGACCCACGACACTCGGCTAGCGGCCCCCCCGCATATGCTGGCGTGTAGACCAGCAGCCTCATAACCACCTGCGCCTTTGCGCCTTTGCGCCTTTGCGTTACGTAGTTTTCACTACGCCGTCGGATGCGTCGCGTACTGGAACGCAGCCGCCTGCAACACCTCGAAGTCACACCGGAAGTAGTAGTGCAGGATCGTCTCGCCGTAGCTCGCCCGGCTGTACGGATCCAGCAGGAACGTGATCGCCGGGTCGAGGCGCATGCCCATGTAGCTCCAATTGCCGATCAGCAGGCTTTTGCCGCTGGCCGCCAACTGCCCCATGTTCTCGTCGGTGTATTGCGGCACGCCCCACAGGTTGCTGACCACCTGCCCGTTGCCCGACGCCGTCGGTGTCGGCGCAAAGAGGAAGTTGCTCGTACTCAACAGCCCGCGCAGGTAGCCTTCCGTCGCCCGGCGCATCAGCCACGCCACATTGCCGCGAGCGTACTCACTGGAGAGCTTGTAGAGCAACTCCGGAACCTCGGCGCCGCCGATGGCCGATGCGCTGTCCAGCGTCAGCCCGGCCGTGCCGTCCGCCAACGCCTCAGCCACCATCAGGCTATTCATGGTCGCGGCCATGCCCTGCGCCACGTACACGTTCAGGAACTCCATCAGCCGGGAGTCCTCATCCTGGATCAACTCGTAGGTGAGGTCGATCTTCTTCGTGTACTTGACCAGCGTCATGGCGATTTTCGACACCGCCGGAGCGTCACGGTCGAACGCGCTGCTTTCGGAAGTGCTCACGAACGCGCCGCTGTCGGCCTCGTTGTCGATCGGCACGTTGACCGTCGTCCCCACGCCCGGGATCATGCGCACGCCCAGAATGTTGTACAGAGCCTGCGGGCGCAGCCGCTCGATGATGCCCTGGTAGTGCCCCGTCGGCACCAGGTCGCCACCGTCGGCGGCCGTGGTGATGTTCATCGTGGTGTCATTGCTGGCGCGCAGCTCGCGCAGCGCGCCCGGGTCGCCCTGGCTGCGGATGTAGCGGCAGAAGATGCCCTCCTGCGTGTCGGGAGTCGGCCGCTGAATGTGCGACGGCGCCTTGCGCTCTTCCACCGGCTTGGCCGCTGCGGCCCGCATGCCGTCCACCTGTTCGGCCAGCGCCTCCTGCTTCTGGATCTTCTCGGCTTCCGCCTTGAAGCCATCCACCTGGCTTGTCTCTTCGTCGGTCAGCGCCCGCTCTTCGCCCAGCGCCCCGTCGATGATCGCCTGCGCCTTGTCCAGCACAGCGGTGCGCTGGCGGCGCAATTCCAAAATACCCATCATCGCCTCCGTAGAATCTCAATTTCTTGGCGGAGCGTCGCCACGACCCCGGCCGCCCGGCCCTCGTCGCCCGCTGGCTCCTCTATCTCTGCGACCGCCTGGTCGTCCGATTCCTTCGCCATCTCGAGCGCCCGAGCC